CACCCCCGCGAGCAACGTCATCCGCCACTTCGACGTGACGGGCAAGCTGTGCCCCGCGTACTGGTCCGGCAAGGAGAACGCGGGCAAGTGGGAAAAGGAATTCCACGGCAAGCTGACGGCGCCCGATTACCGCGCGCAGCTTCAGAAGCGCGCGGGGTTGACGGACGGCACGATGGATTACCTCTCGGCGTATCAGTACGGCGACGACCTCGTCCGGAAGCTCGCGACGATGAAGTAAAGCATGGGGCGGGAGGGCGCGAACGCTCTCCCGCCCGGGAAGAAAGGAGGGAAGGAGGGAATGCCTTCCAACTGGCTATACATCGACACGAATTTCCCGTCGTTCACACAGAAAGAGAGCGACGGTGAGAAGATCGAGACGATGCAGGACTATCTCTTCATGCTCGTTGAGCAGCTGCGCTACACGCTGAGGAACCTCGACCTGAAGAACATGAACAAGGCGGCGATGTACGGCTTTTTGCAGAATATTCGCGAACCGATCTATGCCAAGATCGAGGACACGAACAAGAACGTGAATGAGCTGAGCATCACGGCGCAAGGGCTGAGCGAGCGCATCAGCAGCGCCGAGGGGAACATCACGCAGCTGGGCGCGACGGCAGACGGGCTCGCGGCCGAGATCCGCAACGTCAAGGGAGATATTACATCACTCGGCGCACGGGCGGACGGCCTTGCGGCAGAGATCAAAAACGCCAAGGGCGACATTACCCAACTCGGCGCGAGAGCAGACGGTCTCGCCGCGCGCATCGGCGACGCCGAGGGGAACATCACGCAGCTGCAAGCGACGGCGACGGGGTTGCAGGCGAGCATTTCGAACCTGAACAGCAGCGTGACAAACCTGACGGCGGACGTGAACGGCATCCGCGCGACGGTGAGCACCAAGATCGACGCGACGCAAGCGCAGAGCATCTTTGACCAGAGCGCGACCGGCTTCACACTGGGCGCGACGAGTGGCGAGAACGGCACGACCTTCAAGCTCAATTACAACGGCGTGCAGGTAGCGAGCACGGGCAGCATTGATCTGTGCGTGGATGCGGTGAACATCTATGGCACGCTGACAGCGGGCGCGCTGCGCGGCGGGAGCGTGAGCCTGCTGGCCGGAGATACCCCTGTCGGCAGCATGGATCTTGCCTACACGGGCACGGGGCAGGTCGGCGTCGGTCTGACGGCGACCTATGGTGGCATGAAGATGCACGCAGCGGGAAATATCTTTCTTGAATCCGAGCTGGGGCCGTTTGCATTGATCGGAAAAGACGATGCCAGCGACTACCCTGTCGTCTCGCTCGGCGGCGGCTATCTGGTACTGAGCGGCAACTACATGTTCGGCGCTTCGCCGCCAAGTGCCGCGCCGTATGGTACGGTGTTTTTCCTTGAGGAGTGAGAGATGGCGAGCTTTTATTGTACGCTGTCACCGGTCGACGGAGACGGGACACAGCTCAGCGTCTACGCACGGTTTACTGGCGGCGCGTCGGATTACACGTATAAGCGCTCAATCGACATCCGCATCACGGGCATCGGGACGTTCTCGTTCGATTCGAGCGAGGTCGGCGGTGGGACGAGCACCTTTGTCGGCACGATAACAGGGCTATCGCCGGGGACGACATACGAATGGATATGCAACATGTACTACTGGGGCGGATCGTGGATCGTCTCAGATTACAGCGATTCCGGCACGGCAACGACGTACAGCGGCGGCGGCAGCGGAGGCAGCGCGAAGGCGGTCGTCAACGTCGGGACGTATTATAACCCAAACTGGAAGAGATACCGTGCGATCGTCAACATTGGGACGTATTACAACACAAATTGGCTATCGGTTCGACCGGTCAACAATTACGGGAGCTATTCGCAACCCAATTGGAGGTAAAGAGCATGAATGAAAAGATCAAGCAGGAAGCGGCGCACGCGATGCGCCTGATCGGCATTTTGAACGTTAACGGCGACGCCGTCGATGTGGTGGCGGCGGTGCGCCAGTCGCTTCGCAATATCGTGACGATCTGCGATGCGGCAGAAGAGCCGACGCAGGGCGACACGCAGGACAAGCAGGCGGTGGAGCCGGAAAAGGCCGGTGAAGCCAAATGAAGCTGCCTGAGGTCCCGTATGCCGACGGCATCGGCAAGCGCGGGCAGCTGCAATTCTACGGCCTTGACCACAATCTGGGCGCCGGAGACGGCGGGCTGTGGGACATGCAAAACCTGACGAGCGACTACTATCCTGTGCTTTCGACGCGCGCAAAGCGCAAAATTTACAAGAATCTTGTCAGTCCGGGCGGGCTTTTCGCGTGGGACGCGCTGGCGTGGGTGGAGGGCACGGCCTTCTACTACGACGGCGTGAAAAAAGGCAACGTGACGGCGGGCGAGAAGCGCTTCGCCGCCATCGGGGCCTATATCATCATCCTGCCGGACAAGGCGTATTACAACACGGTATCGGGCGAGTTCGGCAGCCTTGAGAGCACGTGGAGCGGCGCCAGCTTAACGTTTACGAACGGCAAGCTCTATGAAGAGGCCGCGGAGGCGAACACCATTCAGGCAAGCGGCATCGCATGGAGCGACTACTTCAAGGCGGGCGACGCGGTGACGATCTCTGGCTGCACGAAGCACACGGAGAACAACAAAACGCCGGTGATCCGCGAGATCGACGGCGACAAGATGTATTTCTACGAAAACGTCTTCAAGCTGGACGGTGACAACGGCACGACAGAGTACACGGAGACGGGAAACTTGACGGTTCGGCGCACGGTGCCGGACTTAGAATACCTGTGTGAGAACGAAAACCGGCTGTGGGGCTGCGACGGCCGGACGATCTACGCAAGCAAGCTCGGCGATCCCTTCAACTGGAACGTGTTCGAGGGCCTTGAGACCGACAGCTACGCCGTGGATACGGGCAGCGCGGGCGACTTCACAGGGTGCGTGAGTTTCCTCGGCTATCCGGTGTTCTTCAAGGAGGACCACATCTACAAGGTGTACGGCAGCATTCCGTCCAACTTTGAGGTGATGGGCTCGGCCACGCTGGGCGTCGCCAAGGGCTGCGGCGGGAGCCTCGCCATCGCGGGCGAGCGGCTGCTGTACCTCTCCACCTCGGGCGTGATGATCTACTCAGGCGGCATCCCGCAAAGCCTGCATGACGCCTTCGGCATGACGAGGCTGCGGAACGGACGCGCGGGGAGCGATGGCCTCAAGTATTATCTGAGCGCGCAGGACGAGAGCGGGGAGTGGAAGCTCTACGTCTACGACACGCGCAAGGGCATGTGGCATATCGAGGACAAGACGCACGCGACGCACTTCTGCCGTTATCAGGGGAACACCTATTTCCTGACGGCGGAGGGCAAGATCGCGCTGACGGGCAACATCCTCGACGCGCCGGAGGGCTGCACGGACGAGGAAGACTTCACGTGGTTCGCCGAGACGGGCGACTTCACGGAAAAGGGCTCGAGCCAAAGTACGAGCTACGACGGCGTGAAGAAGAGCATCGCCAAGCTGTGGGTGCGCATCGAGGTCGCGGCGGGGGCCGAAGCAAAGGCGCTGATGCAGTTCGATTCCGACGGGAAGTGGGTGCAGGCCGGGCAAACGCTGAAACCGGAGCGAAAGCGCAGCTATTACCTGCCCATCGTGCCGCGGCGCGCAGACCATTACCGCATCCGCATCGAGGGCAAGGGCGAGTGCCGCGTGTATTCGATGAACCGCGAGTATTACGCGGGCAGCGAGCTCAAGAGCACGCGCGGACCACAGTAAAAATTCAAGCAGAGAGGAGAAGAAAATGGCGTATACATACGATGACTTTCAAAAGGCGGCGAGCGGCAGCAATGTGAATTTTTCGCAGTACGATCTCGACCTTGCGAAAAAGTACCCTGAGTTCGGCATGAGCGTGCTCGACCTCAAGAAGCAGTACGCGGGCGCGACGACGGCGGAGCAGCGCGCGCTCATCAACGCCAAGGCAAACCAGCTGCGCAGCAGCTACGGCAATTACACTGCCGGCGCGGATGGCAGCCAGTACGTGAGCGACGGCAAGTACGCGCCGAAGATCGACGAGACGCTCGACAAGATCGGCTCGTTCAAGCCGTTTACATACGGCAGCGCGCCGAGCTACGAAAACCGCTTCCAGCAGAAGCAGCAGGAGCTTTTGGACGCGGCGCTCAAGCGAGATCCGTTCTCGTGGAGCAAGGAGACGGATCCGCAGTACGGCAGCTACAAAAAGACGTATCTGCGCGAGGGCGAGCGGGCGACGGCGGACGCACTGGCGAAAGCAAGCGCCGCGAGCGGCGGCCGGCCGAGCCCGGCCGCCGAGCGCGCGGGCGCGCGGCGGGGGCGAGCACCTGCCACACGCGCACCGCCCGTGATCCCGACGCTCTATCAGCAGGCATACGAGCGGTATCTCAAGGACTACCAGATGAAGCTGAGCGACCTGAACGCGGTGAACCAGCAGGAGCAGCTGGACTACGCGAAGTATCTCGACCAGCTGGGGCAGTTCAACACGGACCGCAACTTCGAGTACAACAACTATCTCGGCGAGTACGGCCGCTTGCAGGACTACCTCGGCAATTTGCAGGGGCAGGACAACACGGAGTACAACCGCTATCTCGGTGTGCTGGATGCGATCAAGGAAAAGCAGCAGCAGGACCAGGAGCTCAGCCGGTCGCAGGTCGACGCGATGCTGCAAGCAGGCGCGTCGCCGAGCGCGGGGCTCATCGGCAAGAGCGGGTACGAGAGCGAGTACGTCAAGGCGCTCGAGAATTACTACAAGCAGCAGGCGGCGCAGGCTGCCGCGAAGACGAGCGGCAGAAGCGGCGGGACCACGAGGCGGTCCGGCGGGACGAGCGGCGGAAATACGACCGACGGCAACGAAAGCGGGCTCGACTATCAGGGCCTTTTCGAGGCGGCGAAAAAGAGCGGCAATCCCAAGAGCTGGCTCGCGCAGAAGGCAAACTATCAGAAATTCGGCTTCACCTCGTCGAGCGGGCTGTATTCGGACTATGAGACGTGGCTGGAAAACGGCGGCGTGTCGAACAGCAGTAAGACGATGGCACAGGGGCCGTTCATTGCGCTGCTGTCTGGCTTCAACACGTCGCTCAAGAACGGCGAGGGCGAGCGAATCCTTTCGACGCTCGACAAGACCTGGCCGATGATGACGAGCGAGCAGAAAGCAGAAATGCAGAAATTGCTCAAGCAGTATGGTTATTCCTACGAGGAGGGCTAAATGGGACGACTTGTTAAGACAACGCCTGCGGCACAGGAGCAGCAGGAAGAAAAGCGCACGGTGGTCGGCACCGGCGCGCACGGTCGGCTTGTAAAAACAGGGGATGTGCAGCGCACATCCCCTGCGGCGAATACGGCGAAGACGCCGACAGCGCAGAGCGTTTATCAAAAAGCACTGGACGAAGCGATGATGAAACGCGCGGCGGCGGATCAGAAAAACAAAGAGCGCGGCCGCAAGAGCTACAATCGCACACACGCGCAGGAGGTGCGCGAGATCACCGGTGACAAGACAAAAAAGAGCATTACGCCGATCATCAAGAGCGCGGCGGCGGGCTATGCGGCGGACATGGTCGGCGCGGCGGACACGCTGCTGCGTGCGCCCAGTGGCCTGAACTACGCAGCGAGCCAGGAGCGCGGAGAGATCGAAGCCTCAAAAAAGAACATCGCCGCCTATACCGAAAAGCTCAAGGCGGCGAAGACCGAGGAGGAGCGCCAGCAGTGGCAGACACTTATCGACCGCAACAAGCGCCTCATCGAGATCAACAGCAAGGCCGCGGGCGAGCGGGTGAAAAACTATCAGGACGCGACGAAGGGTGCGCAGGAGACGTTGCAAGGCACCTATCAGAAGTTGCGCAAGACCGCATCCGACAACATGGAAAAGGCGAACGAAGGGCTCACGCCGGTCGGCAAGTACCTCAATAACGTCGGCGTGGCAGGCACACAGATGGTCGCCGACGCGGCGCTCGGCGGCGGCAGCGCGCTCGGCCCGATGTTCCTGCGCGTATTCGGCGGAAACTCGCAGGAGGCGGCGGAGGCGGCGGACAAGCCCGGCATGAGCGCGGCGGGACAGCTGGACGCACAGAACCGGGCGCTGCTGTACGGCACGGCGAGCGGCGCGGTGAGCATCGCGACAGAGAAGATCAGCAACGTCGCAGCGCCGTTCAAGAAAGCGTTCGGCGGCGGTTTCCTCGACAAGGCAATCGACGGTGCAATCGCCAAGATGAACGGGAACGCGGCGGGACGGCTCGCCCTGTCGTTCCTATCCGAGGGCGGCGAGGAAGTCATTGAGGACATCGTGCAGCCAGCCTTGCAGACGATCTACACCAAGAAGCGGCACGAAAACCTCGGAGAATACCTCAGCGAGCTTGACGCGGCGGAGATCCTGAACGACTTCCTCGTCGGCGGTGCGCTCGGCTTGCTGGGCAGCGGCGTAGAGGGCATTCAGCGAAGAAGCGCGCAAATCGAGACCGAGCGCGCCGCGGCGGAGACGAAGGAGGCCACGCCGTCGGCGGAAGCGATGACGCCGGAAGAGACCGCACCGACAGCACAGCAGCCGGTGCAGCAGCAGAACGCCGAACCGGCACCCACGCAGACGGTCGAACGGCAGAACACCATGCCCGAACAGTCTGCGGTGACGCCTGAGAGCACGCAGGGCGTGGGCGAGGGCCATTTGACGCCCACACAGCCGAACGCCGCACAGGGCGCAGCAGAGGGCAAAGCGGACGCATTGGAAATGGGCGGGCGCGCGCCACTCGACCAGTACGCAACGCCGGAGAACGCGAATAATAGCCTGACGGTAATGCAGGGAATCGCAGATACCATCGGAGTATCGGACGCGACCCGCGTTTGGGAATTCGCCAAAAACAATAAGGACGAATTGATAGAAAAGGCCCTGGGCGGAGTTTGCAGTGCTTATGAAAATGAGGCTCGCGCAGAAGGAGACATTGACTTTGCGCCAGCAATAAACGATATCAACCTGTTCTATTCGATTGACACCTTTGACACACTGACGGATAGGTTTGAAGAAGAGTATATTAAGAAATATAACGAAGTGCCGTCCGCGGCGGAAAAGGCGGCACTCCTGATGGTGGCTGTTCAAGAGGGCGTGAACGAAGGGTACATCGCACAGTCGAGTAACGGGTGGTATACGCTGACAGACAAGGGCATGCACAAAGTATATGACGATATCGGCGGAATTGAAGATTATATTTTGGACCGAAGAGGCGAAATGCTGGACGGAAAGCTGGAATATTATTCAAGCATTGATTGGGGTAACGCGGAAGTGACTGACATGAGAGACAGCCGCAAAGGGAAATTGCCGCCAAAAGAGAGCGCTGCCGCGGAAATCGATGCAGAGAAATCAATCTATGATATGCCGGAGGGGCGGAACGGAGGAATTGACAATGCAGGACAAGAAACACGGAACGATGCCGCGGGGGCTGAGCTTGCCGACGCTGCCGAAAGAGGCACACCAGGCGAGGCCAACGCAGCACGTGCACTATCTGATGGAACTGCCGAACGGGGAGAGCGCCGGGGTAACGGAAGAGAATCTGAGCGCATTCCTCGAGAAGTACGGAACGTCGGCGGAGAAGACGGAAACGCGCTAACGGTACAACAGCGGCTTGCGGCATCCGGTATCTCACAATTCATCAGCCCGCGGGAGGCCAACGTGCCGAACGGCGCAAGCGGCGATAACACCGTCACCATCTTCGACGAGGCGGACTGGGACCAGGAGCTTATCGGCGCGGCGGACTGGGCAAAGTCCAAGGGCGTGAAAAAGGTGACGGCGCTGCTGGGCGTCATCAAGGTTGAAAAGGACGGGAAAACCGGCAGAATTTTCGGCGCGTTCAACGCCGACACGGGCGAAATTTTCGTCAATGCCGGTTCAGTGCAGCGCAGCGTGAGCGAGACGATCGAGCATGAAACAGCGCATTATCTGGCCGAAGTGGCGAGGCGCGAGAACGTCAGGACGTTTATGCGCGACGTTCAGAGCCGGTACAGCAGCGAAGAGTGGGGCAAGGTGTACGACGCTTACTTCGAGCGCTACGCAGCGCTGACCGACAACTACGCGGGAATGAGCGAGAGCGATATCGAGCTCTATGTGTGGGAAGAGATCATGGGCGATGCCTATGCCGAGATCGACCAGTATGACGAAAAGGCGAGCCGATTCAGCCGAGAGGCCGAAAGCGCGCTGTCGCAGAGCGGAGAGGAAGGCGAAAACGCCCTACAGGTCGAGAGCTCACAGAACGCGGCGGAACAGGGCCGCGAGACTGCGGCGGCGACGGAACGCAGGACAGGGCCGCCGGAGAAGTTCAGCGTGCTCGAAGAGGTCGAAGGGGAAAACGGTACATACGGCAAGGGCGTCATGCTCGACACGAATCTCTTTGACGGAATCCGCCCGAGAGACTGGGGCAAGACGCTCGGCCGATACGTCTATAACAATATGGCAGGAATGGAGCTGACGGCATACGATGCAGCCGGAAAGCCAGAAACGATCTATCTTGCCCGCACAAACGACCGCGTGCAGAAAGACGGCGCGAAAAACAGCCACAAGGTCATCGACAAGCTGGCGAGAAGCACGGGCGACAATATCCGCAGCCTTGCGGTCGTCCACCTTGACGAAGCGCTCACGACGTCCAGATATGAAAATTCCACCGATGAACACAATCATCAGTGGATGGATGAAAACGGATGGGAACACAGAAAGACATATCTGCAAGACCGATCCGGCAATATTTACGAGGCAACGCTGAACATTGCGGATGGACGGGATCGCAAGATCCTGTACGACATCAACAACATTCGGCTGGTGGACAAAGCAAAAAGCCCCGACAAGCACACTGCTGCCGAGGCAAAAGCCGGAGAAATTACCGGCGGCGCCGTGCCCTCAGCCGTTACCGGAGGGGCTCGCTCAACATCACGTAATTTCTCCGAAAAGAGAATAGCAGACCGCGGCGGAAATGTCAAGTCACCGACGCCGGGCGATGAGACCCGGCAGCAGATCATGGGCGAAGAAAACAAGGACACAGCGCCACTCCGCAATGTCGGCATTGAAACTGCCGAGCCGGTGGCACGCGCCGATGACCTTGCGGACGCGAGCGTATCACAGAACAAAGGAGATGTCAAGCCGACAGGTCGATTTTCGGTAAGCGGCAGCGCGGCGGAACAGCTGAACCGGGGCCGCAGGGACATCGCCGACGCAGAGCTTGCGGACGCGGAGATTGCCGGGCAGGAGTGGTCCTATGAAAAGGCGGAGCAGGACGGCAAGCGCGGGGACTACGCGTCGATCCCTGCGGAGTGGAAAACGAAGCTCGAGCGCGCACGGACGGCGGCAACGAACAACATCAAGCCATCCGGCTTCGACAGCTACGATGCCTATCTCGATGCGCTGGACAAGCAGCGCGCGGCGGATCGGGCTGAGCGGCTGCGCGTCAAGAGCCGAGACGAATTCAAGGGCACAAAAGCGCTCGACGAGCTGGGCGTGAAGATAGCGAACAGCGCAGGCATTTACCACAACGCAGAACAGCTTATCGCCAATGACAAGGCGGCAAAGAGCATCCAGAACGCAACGAAGCGCGCCGAGCAGCGCTTGGGCGCGACGCGGCAGGAAAAGGCCATCGCACGAGACATCGCAAACGGTGAGCGCTCGATGTCCGATATCCCTCGCAGCGTGAAAAAGTCGCGCGTGCTTGAGCTCGTGGACTATTATACGGCGCAGAAGGCGACGAAGACGGGGCTCTTGCAGCAGCAGCGCATCGAGATCAATGACGCACTGCGCGAGCAGGCGCGCGAGCTCATCGGCACAGAAGCGCCGGAGATCAACCGAAAGGGCCTAAACAAGCTCTTCGACCCAAGTAAAGGATTTGTGCTTTATCATCGCACGCCGCAGCGTATTATGCGCGCGCTCTTCGGCTGGAAGCAGGGCCAGCAGATCAACGAGGCTGTTTTCGAGCCGGTCTACGAGAACGAGCAGGAGCGCAAGCGCTTCATCAACCGCATGTTTGACGAGGTCCGAACCTTTGAAGGCGCGGACGGCAAGAAAAGCGCACTGAACAAGGACGAGAGCGCCTTTGCGCAGAGATTGAAAGAGGGACGAACCGTCGAGGAGCTGGTTGAAAAGTCCGGCGCGGCGGAAAGCATCAGAGCGGCAGCGGAAAACCTGAAAAATGGCGCAGAGATGAAAGACGCCGCGCGGGAATTCAGCCTCGACAAAGGTTCGCGCGATCTGGCGCGGCAGTATGCCGACTGGCTGCAAACGCAGGATGACTACGCGGCGGCAAAGAACGTCGACCGCACGAAGGTTGAGAACGCGATCGAGAAGTACACCGAACTCTATGACAAGCTCTACGCCGCGATCAACGACTTCCTTGTAGCGCACGGATACGAGCCCATCGGCTTTATCAAGGGCTACGCGCCGCATTTCCAAGCAAAGGAAACGAACGACAAGCTCGAAAACGCGCTCAAGGCGATCGGCGTCGACCTCGGCTCTGGCGTAGGCAAGCTGCCGACGAGCATCGCAGGTCTGACGAAATCCTTCAAGCCGAACAAGCGGTACAATCCGTTCTTCCAGCACCGCAGAGGCGATGAGACGGACTACGATATCGTCAAGGGCTTCGAGACATACGTGGACTATGCGAGCGACGTGCTGTATCACACGGACGACATCATGCGCGTGCGTCAGATGGCAAACTACCTGAGGTCGACATTCGCACCGGAAGAGATGAAGGCGGACATCGACCAAATGGAGGTCATGCGTTACGCTCCGGCGGATGTGAAGGAAGAATACTTGCGCGATAAAAAGAAGATCACGGGTGATACCTTCCTGAGCTATGAGGACCTGACAAACCTGATGGAACAGTATACGGACGAGAAGTACCGCAGCATTGAGGACGCGACGAAATTCAGCGATCTTGTTTCGTGGCTGGATGACTACGCAAACAAGCTGGCGGGCAAGCAGCTTTTCGAGGACCGCGCAATGGAGCGCGAAGTCGGGCGCGAAGCGCTGAACGGCGCGAAGAAGCTCAACCGCATGTTCGCCCGCGCGAACGTGGCGGGGAACCTCTCGTCGGCACTGAACCAGACGGCGCAGCTGCCGATGATCGCAACCGAACTCGGCCAAAAATATACGTGGCGCGCTGTGGGCGACATCCTGAGAGGAAAGACGACCGGCATGAGCGCGTTTCGCGGGGAGAGCGACTTCCTGACGGAGAAGAGCGGCATTGACTATATCCAGAGCACCAAGGGTGAAAAAGCGATAGAAAAGCTATTCAGCCCGCTGGAAAAGGTCGATACTCTCGTCAGCACGATCGCTGTGCGCGGCAAGTACCGTATGGAGCTGGACGCGGGCAAGAGCCCGAAGGAGGCGATGAAAGCGGCGGACCGCTGGGCGCGCGATATCATGGGTACACGCTCGAAAGGCTCGGTGCCGCTGACGTTCCAGTCGAAAAACCTTATCGCACAAATGCTGAACATGTTCCAGGTCGAGGCGGCGAACACATTCGAGCACATCACGCAGGACCGGCTCGGCCCCGGCTTCAAGGAAATGGCCGCGAAAATCGGCAAGGATAAGGCCATTAAAAAGCTCGCAAGCGACGCCATTGCCTATATGCTGCTCGCATTCCTGCTCAACCGGTTGGACGAGGATGCCTACGGCGGAACGCCTGCGCCATTTGACGTCATCGGCATGGGGCTGAACGCCGCCGCGTCCGGCAACGGATTGACTTCGAGCGACATGCTCAAGATGATCACCGACGATGTGACCGAAAACATCTTCGGCGAGCGCCTTTTCGACACCGATCCAAACGACATGAACGACGAGTTTGACGGCTGGTCGGCGGCGGAAGATACGCTATACAACATCAGCAACGATGTACCGTATGTGCGCAACGTGGCGGGCCTGATGGGATGGGGCGACCAGACGTTGCCGATGCCCGACATCGTTGGCGCAGCAGGGAAGACGAAAGACGCACTCAAGAACGCAGATAGTGCGGGCGAATTTTGGGCAGAGGTCGCGAAGCAGCTCGTGGGCCTCGCGGGCGACACGCTTCCGGGCGGCCGCCAAGCCGAAAAGATGCTGCAAGGCGGCGATGCTGTGATTCGCGGCGGGTCGTATCAGGGCTTTGGCGACAGCAAGAGGCTGCAATATCCGGTGGAGCCACTGCTGGAAGATCCGTTCGAGGCGCTGCGCGCTGGGCTCTTCGGAAAGAATTCGCTGAACGAATCGCGCGTGTATTGGGCGGAAGGCGGCAAGGCGCTGAGCACTTCGCAGACAGCGCTCTATCAGGAGCTCGTCGACAGCGGCATGAGCCGCAAGAAAGCATACGAGACCATCAGAGACTTCAACGACGCGACGGCCGATCTGGAAGCCGACAAGGACGAGAACGGCAATCCCGTCAGCGGAAGCAAGAAAGAAAAGGTCGTCGAGGCGATCAACAAGCTGCCGCTGAGCCGGAAGCAGAAAGACAAGCTCTATCTCAGTAAGAATTACAGCGAGAAAGACCTTGGCGAGATGCCGTGGAATTAAGAGAAGGGGCGGGGCCGTGAGGCCTCGCCCTTTTGTCCGAAAACGGCTACAACTGGCCGTAACTGGCCGTAACTGGCAACAACTGGCAACAACTGGCAAAAGAAATGTTCGCAAAATGTTGACTTTTTGAAACAATCGCATATAATAACAGTACAGAGCGGGACCCATGGGCGACGCTCTGCTGACAAGAACAATACCCGGTCGCCAGTTCTTGCCGCCCCCAAAGAGGAAAACCTCTGCCTTAAGTGAGGAGCTAAAAAAGAGGAGAACCCCTACCTTGAGTGGGGAGCCAAAAAAGAGGAGAGCCTCTGCCTTAAGTGAGGAGCTAAAAAGCGGGTCAACGCAAGTTGCCCCGCTTTTTTACAGAAAGAGATTGCCATGGAAAAGCTGAGAATATATAGAATCAGAGACGGATTTATCGAATTTCTGCACGAAAAGGACCACCGCGTGCAGTTTAATAAAAGGGAACGCCGCCCCTACATCGGCGTTGTTCTGGAAATCAACGGGCACAAATACTTCGTCCCAATGGAATCGCCGAAGCCGAACCACGAAAAGCTGAAAAGCAATGTACATATTATGCGCATTGACGGCGGGAAATATGGCATTCTCGGATTCAACAATATGGTTCCGGCGAAAGATTTTTTCCTCGTCCCGTTCGATATCGAAAAAGAGCCAGACGAGCGCTACAAGAACCTGCTGCGGAATCAACTGGAATTCTGCAACGACCACAAAGAGGACGTATACCGGCACGCGAGAAAGACATACGACGGCGCAACAGGCGGGCGCAATCCGTTTCTCACAAGGGTGTGCTGCGACTTCAAATTGCTCGAACGGGAATATGTAAAATATTACTTCAAGACAACGGAACAGTAAAGGGCGGGGCAAAGGCCCTGCCTTTTTTGATGAGCGCGAGATATACGGTTCAATCGTAAATGGCCGGTATTATTATGGATAAATGGAATATCGGCCGCCGTACTGCGAGATGATCGCCGCGGCAAGCCGTGGATTCGGGTTCTTGATCTTGACGGGGTACTGTAACTTTTTCTCATATACAAACATTACTTTTCTCCCTCCAGATCCCACGGCCACGGATCATTCAGCCACTTGAAGCTGCCGGGCGTCACGTCCGTCTGCAAAATCGGGCCGTACTGCTTTTCATAGGTCTCGCGCCCCTCGCGGCCGAGCTTGATATACGACCAGTAGAGGTTCAGAACCTCGGTGTCCTCCGGGTGTGTGGTGAGATAAAGCCCCAGCTCGTCGATGGCAAAATCGAGCGCCATCAGCTCTGAGAGCGCCGTGTTGACGGCGGGGAACTTTGTCTTCATCTGCGCGTGAAAGGGTAGGTTCAGCCCCGGAAACAGCGTGCCGGCCTTGAGCGCGTCCTGTTGGGAATAGCGCTCGGGGTCGTTTTTCTGCACGGGGACATAGGGAAAAGCCAGCGGCGCGCAGCAGCCGTTCGGCAGTGTGCCCACGCCGGACTCGGCGCGCATGGCTCTGTTGTCGTCCAAAGAAGTCTCCTCCTTGCAAAGAAATCGGGCATCCGCCCACACCATCCTATGCAGCGGGAGAAAAAAGGGAAGCGGGGCTTTTCTTTTTGTTCAAAGTCCTGTATAATGAAAAGCACATAAGACCGCGCCGCGGGGCATACATTGTTCCGGGGTGAGGGGTATTTTGTTTATCGTTTTCGGAAAAAAGGCGTTTTACGCCATATTCGCGCTGCTGCTCGTGCTGCCGGGCGCGGCCCGTCGCCCGTCGAAGCCCCGTTGAC